GGTGCAATCAAACGTAATGCCTCCAAATTAGAATACTTTTCTCCCCATACGTTCTGAGTTATTATCCCGTCTATGACGTTATTTTGGTCAAATTGGGTGTACCCTGTCATGTTGGGAACATTTTCTTCAATTCCCTTCTGTTTTAATGCGTTTATGTATGTATTATCAGAGAGTGATGGAGTACGCAGCGCGTTTATGTAAAAAAACGCTTCATCACTCCACGGATGTGAAGATGCTATACCTATCATAATTGCTTCACGCTCCTGAGTGTTTATGTTGGGTAAGGTATCAAGTACCCCATTTATACCCCCCTTTAGGGCATTAAGTCTATATTTGAGTGTTGGTATCGCACTAAGAACCTTTTGTAAATACCCGGATAGGGTTGATATCGAAGTAGCATCATTGGTTACATGTCCAATGACAAGTTTGATGATATCATCACCCCAGATAGGAACTTGACGCAATACCCCTACACGCGCAACACGTTCCTCCAATGTAGTACCTGGAAAATCATCGATTACATCTAATATACCTTCGCTTAAATATTGAACACCCGTGACCTTAGCATTTGTGTATACACGTAGTGCTAAAATGAGGTTGGCTTCATCAGGTGAGCCTACAACAAGAAGGGGGTCTTTTAATGAAACTAAATACCCCTCCTCTGTCCCAGTCCAAAAACTGGGTATGGCGAGTAAACCATCTACTATACCCACACGAGCAGGTCCATGGTTCTGACCCGCAAGATTGGTCAGTGCCGCGTCCACACTCGTTTTCACACCATTTAATTGAGTGTATTTACCATCAATAAACGTTTTGAGACTTGTTATATTAGCTCCTTGGTCAGTAATAGCTTGTTGAACAGTACCTGGATTTATAAGTAAACTATTGAGTTGGTCAAGTTGTGCCGGACCCCATATCGAAGCTCCGCCTTTGATTAATCCCTTTACAATCCTAGCGCGTATATACTCATTTTTACCCGGGATGAGGTCTAATACCGCTTTCAACCCGAGTTTTATGATATCGAAATCAAATTTAGTATTATCGAGAAATTCGGTCAGTTTATTAACTGTAGTAACCTGGTCTACATCACCCGGTTTAAAATCATACATACCACTCAAATAATAACTCGCTGTAGTGAGATGTGTCCGAAGTCCAAAGATGAGTAGTTCCTCTTGGTCTAGTCCAGGGGTTTTCAGGAGTTGCAAGATACCCACCTGTTCCTCACCCCATATATTTTGTATAGCGAGTAGATTATTTACTATACTTGTACGAGTACTTACAATCGTCTGACCTATAAGTGCGTTCAGGTTTGAAGTTGCATTTACTTGTGAAGTAAAAACTTCATTGGATATATTAGCGATATAACCTTTGAGAGGGTTTATTAAGTTTGTTTCAACAGACGAATCAATAGTAGGGTCTTTAAGATCTTCTAAATATCCCACATATGGTGTAGTTTGTCCCCAAAAAATCATTTTAAGTAGTGCGTTTATTATAGAGGTTCGTTCGTCCCCATCTGTTTCGCCCACGAGAGAATCTAAGGCAGTGATTGCGAGTCCTCCCCACACCGGGATGAGTTTGAGTATGATGAGTTGGGTTTTTTGAGAGGTGGTATAATCGTCAAGTTTTTGTAGTTCATCTAAAATAGATATATCCACATCTGACCATTTTCCAGATTTCTTGGCTATAAAGAAGAGTTCCTTGACACAATTTTTCAAGTCGAGATTGAAGGTACCCGTCTTAGATTCTGGTTCGATTGTGAATTCATTTCGTTGTCTCTGTTCAAATATAATGTCCATGGGTTTATTCCGTAGCATAGAACGCTCAGTTGTATTCAGGTGAACAAGTTCCAGGTTGACTTTGAAATTGCTTAGTTCGAGTTGCCCCGTTAAGTTATTGTTCACGTCTGGATTCCACAATGTCTGACCAAGTTTTTCTTGTGTCGCGAATATGACGTCTATTGCGGATCTCAGTTTTATCCGAAGTGACATTTCCTGTTCGTAAACACTACACAAAGGGAATCCATGCGCTGGGCGTCTATGAAAATAGAATGGAATGTGAATCCTGTATTCATTTGTAGTGAATGGATCTAACCCCTCGGTGCTATATTGACCATCATAGAACTCTTGTAGAAATTCTGATTCGGAACTTCCCTGAAAGTGTTTACCATGAAGTACATCAACACTCGACCTATAGGACTCGGGTAAATTCAATTCTCGTTCTATAAATATATCGTCGGAAGTTACAGTATCAATTTTATGGTCACCGACGTACAACTCAACATAATCAATCACCGAAATTCCAAAAATATCAATCGGGTAGAGGTTTGAACCTAACTTCTCCACGTCACCGGGTTCGACCACAAATGAGAGAGTGATTTCCTGTAAAATATCACCATACTTTTGAGGAATTGGTACATCTAATAATTTGTCAGTGTACACCCTTTCTGGGAAAGATATCGAATGATTTTCAGATGCATAATTCGCGTATTTACTATACCTTTTAGTGAAAAAGGAGAATGACGGGTTTATACTTAAAGAGTCACCCAAAGCACCCAAGGATGCTATCTGGACCCGACCTGCCATATAGTAATATCTATCATTAATATTTTAAGCCACACAATCCACTTGAGTAATGGAGTATGTTGTAACTTTTTGCATAAACCTGCACTTCTGTGACATCACCTTCTTCGGCTGAGTATATATCTGTGTAATCCAGTGCAATCTGACATTTCTGGTCGATTATACGACTGAAATTCAGATGTCCCGATGGTTCATTATTCACTGGGTGAAGTGCGAAAGAGTAACTTCCAACTCTGTCAAACGTTGGTAATTGGTAAGACGACCCATCGACAAATGATACATCTCCATCCATACCAGATAGGGCATTTTTTAGAGAATTTTCATATACAAGTTTTGAAAACGACTCATTAAATAATGTTGTATTGTTTAATGTTATCCCCAAACGCTTAAATTTCGTATTAAGCATGTACTGAATAATGTCTGTCGTCTCATTCAATGAAAATCGCCTCGACTTTTTACCTGCCATGAAATACAATGTTTTGATTGGGTGACGGAATCTCATAACAAATTCAGCCTCGTCATTCCCACTCCTTATTATGTCATGCCTTTTCAGTTGCATTTGTGTAATCAATTGGTCAACTGGACTGAATTTCAAATAGTTTAGTTCACTTTCATCCAAATATGAATATGTTGTTAAGAGAGACGCCGTTTGTATAGCAACTTGTAAATCATTTTCATTCAAGTTTGGTCTTAAAATCTTATCGAGACTCTTGAACTTTATCCGAATATAACAATTCTGTTTTGTGAGTTTACACAATAATATAGACGCTGGTAAATTGTTGTGGAAGTAGAATGGTAAATCTATATACATTTGTCTCATATTCATTACTCCATCCGTTAACCCATACGGTTGTTCTTTTGCAGTCGTCAAGGGAACGACGCTATCTCTAAAATTGTAGTCACTTGCTATAAAAAGGTCAGCATATTCGATTGCATGAATTCCAACATTGGGTGTAAAGGGGTCATCACCTGGAATTTCTGTACCTGGTGGAGCTCTAAAGGAGAACTGATACCGAAGTGTCAAATTCGTTAAAAGGTCACCCATATCTACCGGTATAATGCACATCGTTTCCTGGCCGAATTTCGGTTCGAGTAGTGGCTGCTCTCTCACATCGAAAGCAAAATTTGTGGGTTTTTTAAAAATACCTGAAAAATGTGAATATGTAGGGCTGTCCGTTATGTGCATGTCCTGAGTTCCCAATGTTCCCAACCTCAGTCTACCTGCCATCTCTACTTAATTATACGTTTTGTTTTTTAAGTTTGCAATAGGAATCCATTATTGAACACGAGTTTTTTGTACCCTGTGTAATACATGTGGAACTTGTACTCTGGGTTTTGTATCGGTGTCTGACCATTCCCATATTGGAGACTCCTGTCATCAACCAGTTCCATGTAAAACTTGGTCTTTTCTGAATTCAATGCAGAAAAGTCCAAAAACCCTGAAGGTGACGTACTCTTAGGAAACATTGCAAAATTGTAGGTGTAGATGTAGTTAAGTAAATAATTGGGTGAAGGGGGTTCGTAATTGTATGTTCTGGTTACATCTGTCGCTGAACGCGCCAGTCGCGAGTGCAGGGGGGTGTAACTGAAAAAGTACTCTCTGTCATTATTGGAAACGTTTGGAAGACGTTCGTCATTTAGTGTAAAGTAGGCACGTTTCAGTATATGAGGTTCGTTCAAGTCATCAATCTGTGAACGTGTAAAATTGAAACGGTTTGCGGTTGTAGAATAGAACCATCGGTTTATATAAGTGTCCTTATTTCCTTCAGGTACGGCTAGACTTCTGTACTCACTCTCATCTTCATACCCCTCATACCTAAAAAACCAATGAAAACACTTCACCGGAACACTGGGCTCCAACTGCAAGACGAATTCTTTCTTTGTTGGTTCGAGAGGTATACTGGAGTGTTTAAATACAAAATCATACACGATTTCTTGATTGGGTCGCATGAAATACATACGTTCCTCGGGGGAGACGGTAATTTCTTCAGTAACAATATTGAAACTTGGCATTTTCTTGGGTGGTGGTGTCACAGGTGAACTACGTGTATCTATATTGTCAGCTATACGCTGATTGTAAAGGGTGAAGAAAGACTGTTCGAAAAATTCAATTTCCAATGTAACCTTCTGATTATGAATAGCGCATAGAGGAAATGGAGCCTTATACTGTTTATTCTCCTGATAGACATCACCAGCGTAATCGTGGGAAAAGAAGAATGGTATATGTATAAAAAGTTCGTTACTTTGCGCCGCCTTGAGACCAGATGGTTGAGCAGTTTTACCACCGGTAATATTTCTATTATAAAGGGTGTTTGCTGACATTTTCTGTGAATCGTTCGTGTACATATTGTCGTGAATAATACACCAATCTGCTGTAATTTCTTCGAGTGTCTGGTTATCCACCTTGAACTTGACATTTTTTATAACCTTCCGCCCGAGTAGTTGCATATCCCAGGCCCAATTCGCAATCTCAGGTAATGTAAAACTGGGTGGCTCTTCGGTACCTAGAATGACCTCCTGTATAACTGGGGGTAGTAATGGAAAAGCTGCAGCGTAGTCAATATCAGAGTTGATTGCTTCAACGACGGTCTCGAAATCGGTGAAAGCTCGCACTCCTGTAAGAAATTCGAGTATAACGGGATTAAATTCTATAGTGGCCACATCAATACCTAATTGCTCAATCAGGTCTGGACTAGCGTTCTCCGGGTTTGCTATGATATCCAAAAGTGCGAATATAATACTTGGTGAAACAGTTGCAAATACCTCGGGTGGAAGCAACGTAAGCAATAAGTCGTCAAACTGCTTTTCGAATGACCGGAAAGACTCGAAATTAGGAAATGAAAAGAGTGGGAGAGTAATACCAACCACGTTCGGTGCACCAGCGAGCCACCACTTCCTGAATTGTTCCTGTTCGGTTTCTCCCTCGAAACCAAATTCTTCCAAGGTTTTACCACCAAACAGAATTTTCTGAGTCGCTGTGTTAAATGTGATATCAGAAAATTCCCAATCTGGTAATTTCATCTGAATCCATACATTGTTGAGTAAGTCTCCCATGTTTTTTGGTTTCAATTCAACTCGTACCGTCACACCAAAAGGCCACGCGGCTTCCTGACCCTGGTTCACTGTGTATACGTTGTGATACTTTCGAAACTCTGAATGTCTGTCGTTATTGGTGTAGTTAAATGGTAAATCTTCAGGGTCATTGGAAAGGAGGTGCGTATCCTGCTTTCCAATAGCTTTGAGGGAAATGTTAGCAGCCTCACCCATATCTACTTACTGCTCACATATTTTTAATATCGTTCTTCCACATTGTGATATGACTCGTTTTTAGCATACGCTCCAATTCGACATTTGCCTGTCGCGCCTCATCCATCAGCGCTTTGACGCGTTCTTCGGTGTATTCGACAGTCTTGGTGTTGAGGAGATAGTCCCAAGAACCATCAATCTTGGGGAATGTCACAGACATTTCCTTCTCCAATTCCGCCTTCTTTCTTTTGAACACGACCAGTTTCCCTTCGATAACCATCGTCACAAACATCGACTTGAGACTGCACATCTCCGCCCGCTTCTCGAGTACATCAATGAGGTGCGCCTTCCGCTTCTTGTAGTGCTCGAGGCGAAGTTCCACAAAGTCTCTAAGAATATCTTCGGGACTCTCATACTTGTGGATACCCTTGGTGGGGTGGAAGAGATGCATATTTGAGATATGGAACGTCTTCCGCATTTTCAAGTCTTTTATCAAGTCCTTCCCCGAGTACCCAAAAATTTCAAAGTCGACATCCTCCGTGGTACTATTGTTTGTGTAGTTGGTAATCAACTTCTTCTCCATGAGGGTATCCAGGTACTCCTTGTAGTCTTGAGTCCATCGCCCTGGTGGAAGTTCTGTAACTTTGAGCCTGGAACCAGTGTCTCTGTATGTACCCTCTGTCACCCAAAGACCCCCTTCATCCCTATACACTTTACCTTTGAAACCCCTGAACCACGGTTTCATGGATACGATATCTTCACCACTCAATACCCGCTTGATATTTTCCTTGATGTCATCGGGGTTGAAGGGTGGGACATAGCAACTGAAACCCGTCCCGATACCCTCCGTTCCATTTACCAGAACCATGGGCATAGTAGGCATGTAAAAATCCGGTTCGATGGTTCGCCCGTCATCATCCAAATAATTGAGGATGGCATCATCTTTGGGGTCGAAAAGTTTTCGAGCCTCCTTGGTGAGCTTCGTGAAAATGTACCTCGTCTGAGACGCATCCTTACCACCCATGAGGCGTGTACCGAACTGACCACAGGGTTCAAGAAGATTGATGTTGTTCGAACCCGTGTAATCGTTGGCCAACTTCACAATCGTCTCCGCGAGGGAAACTTCACCGTGGTGGTAGGCACTCTTTTCAGCCACATAGGCCGCCAACTGTGCCACCTTCATCTCCGCAGTCAGATTCCTCTGGAAACAAGAGTACATCACCTTACGCTGTGAAGGCTTGAGTCCATCTGCGACATGGGCGATAGAACGCTTGAGGTCCGCCAACGAAAAGTTCACCAAGTCCTTGTGTACAAAGTCAGTGATATCCAACTGCTTCACGTTGCCATAAGGTATCTCAAGTTGGTCAGCATCCTTAGCAGTACTCTCGAGAAGCCAGGATTTACGTGCATCAGACTTTTTCTTATCGAAAGCAAGAACGATGGAGTCATCCGTCATCGTATCCATATCAAACTTCACAGTGAGGTCTTGAATCTTCTTGAAGTATTCACGAGCCTCGGCCGAAGTAGAAGTACCGAGACCCTTGTAGTACTTGATTTTCCATCCCTGTTTCCCCGAACCGTACCATGTACGGAAAGCTGAGTCAGTGTAGAAAGACTTGGTGTCAGAACCTTTCGTAGCCTTGATGATTGGCGTCACCATTGACACCACAAAGTTCAACTTGAGGAGGCTCGGCCAGAAGTAATGAATCATGTTGAGGATGAGTCCCTTGATATGGGACCCATCATTGTCTGCATCCGTCATAATCATGAGGCGACCATACCGAAGCTCAGACACACTCGTGTACTCCTTCCCCTGTTGGAGACCCAAAATCTTCTTGAGGTCATTGAACTCTTGGTTGGAAGTCAACTGTGCCACGGAGGAGTCTCTCACATTCTTACACTTACCACGGAGGGGGAACACACCGTAATGGTCTCGACCCACTACCGAGAGACCAGCGACAGCGAGCGTCTTTGCCGAGTCACCCTCCGTCACGATGAGTGTACACTTTCCAGATTGTGTCGTACCAGCCTTGTTCGCATCATCCAGTTTGGGGATACCAGTAATCTTGGACTTTCTGACTCCATCAGTCTTCTTGAGTTCCTTCATCTCCTTGAACTTTGAGAGAGCCATGAGTTCATCTGCGATACCAGTCTTGAGAGCATTCTTAACGAATGTCTTGGGGAGTTCGAATTTCGAACCAAAGTCTGGAGACTTCGAGGTACACTCAGACTTTACCTGACTGGAAAAGTTGGGGTTCTCCAGGGTTGCCCCACATGATCGACGTGAGTACCACCCTTCATGGTACAGAGACCATTCACAAAAGAGACTTGCTCGAGACCATTCTCGGACGGTCCGATACACACTGACCATCGGTCGCCGGAGACAGAGGCAACGTCTTGAACACCTTCATGCATCTTGGCATACGCTTCAAAGTTCTGTTTGGGGAGGACATCCCCATTAAACTTCACTTTACAGTTTTGGGTCGTACAGATGTTGGCATCCCAAACTCTCTTCTGGAAAATCTTATAGATGGTATCGTCCATTTTGGACATCC